CGGCTCCCCCGGCTCCCCCGGTTCCACCCCCGGATCCACCCCCTGTTCCTCTTCGCCTATTACTACCATATTCTTTTGATGCTGCTTCTACATATTGTCTTTTTAATTCTGGATTATTATTCATTACGTCATTAAAGTTAGGAACATCGTTGCTTGTTTTGCTAAAAAGTGCTTTTGTAAAATGGAACATCATTGCACTACCACCAATCATACCAATGAGTTTTACTTCTGGTGAAATACTAATATTCATTTGGTATTTTTCGTATAATTCTTCAAAGACGTCATCGTAATCATCTAAATTTTCGAATACGGATTCTGTCCATCCGTCCAAATGAAGATCAAATGGGTTATATGACGTATTTAAGTATTCTAATATAGATACAACTGTCATAAGACCCTTACGTTGAAGTTTGATACTATCGTCTCTTCCTTTTTCGTACTCAAGTGACTCAGTAATAGTCTTCAATTCTTTATGAGAGTCATTCATAGTGTATTTTTTAGATGGATTATATCCTTTCCTTTCAAGACGTGCTAATTTAACTAAAAAAGCTTGCTTTTCTTTTACCATTTCGTCGTATGATAGTCTATCGCTTTTATACGAAGATTTATCATCGTTGTCATCACTTGAAACAATGGAATGATCTTTGTAACTGATTTCTTTAATAGATACTTTGTCTTTCGATGAATCATTATCGGATAATATATTTTGATCAGGCGTATTGTTAGTAGTAAGTATATTTAGTTTTTTGGGATTTGCAATAAAATCAACACCATAATCACGATTGTCTTGCATATTTATTTTATAATTTTCTTTGTAATCATCGTGTGGTTTATTATCGATCTTTATTATTTTGGTTGGTTTACGAGTATCTTGTTTTTCATCTATATCCATAGATGTATCAAAAGAACCAATGCTTGAAACCTCGTCGTTCATCTTTAAAAATTCCACAGAAGATATTTAAAATAATATAACGCAAATCTCTTTACCAAAAAAATATTAACATAATATAGGCATATTATGAATAACAATATAGTAGTTCTTGGACGAGTATCTGTTGGTAAATCAACACTTTTAAATGCTATACTCGGTCATAAATATTTTCAAATGGGTGATGGTATAACAACTACTGAACATAAGTTATATGCATTTGGAAAACTTAATTTAATAGATATACCCGGTAATATTGACAATGATAATCTAAGCGAGTACAAATCTATTATAGAAGACTCTATGGCAGTGTTATATGTTTGTGATGCACAAAGCGTTTGTAATACGCTACAAATGATACCTACACTTATAAATTATCGAAAGCGTTTTTCAAATTTAAACATATTTCCAATATTAAATAAAATAGATGAAATAAATGACATTAATAGCGTAAGAAAAGAATTTCGATCAGTTATTCAGAGTTCTGGTATAAATGGCATAGAACTTATTGAATTAAGTGCAAAAATTATATTGCATATTAAGCTTTTTATATCTAATAGTTTAGATGAAAATGCAGAAAAACAGCTGCTACATTACGTGTTTGGACGTAACGGTGAAAAAGGTCTTGAAGACATATCACAGAACACGGTAAATCAAATATGCAAAACTAGTGGTTACACTAATCTTGAAGACTTCTTTGAAAAATTTACAAAACAATCGGACCATAATCTGTATATTGATATTATTAATAACAGTCATTTAATGCCAATAAAAACATATTTAAATGCTGCATACCGCTATAACCTTAATAAAAATAAAAAAATTAGACACTTTTTAACCTTTTGTAGTACAACCTTTTGTTTCTTTATTATTTTTTTATTATTGATTGTTATGTATGTAATTGCTATGCTAATTTTATCAAACTATTATGACGTTTATTTGTTTATAGGTTTATCGTGTTTATTTATTTTTGGCATTGTAATATTAACGCTAATTACAGTGTTTGGTCATTATTATTTGTCAAAAATTTTAAATCACTGTGTCTTTTCACTTAATAACATTGTATTACCAAAGGTTAACCTTACTAGCATAGAAGCTACATTAGAAAACATTCATATCATCGAAACTTATTATGTAAATAGTAAATACATAGAACCACTGGAGTATAATAGTTTTATTAATTATGTTGATAACGTTTATTTTAGTGGCGTTAAGTATTCTGACTTTGTATTTGTAAAATTGCATGATAAGTTATACCAAATACACGGTGTTTTTACAAAAAATAAAATAACTGAAGTTACTTATGTAGTAGAAGTAATACAAGCAAATAATAAAAACAAAAATCCTTTCAGAATAATGCATCAAGCATTAATGCGAGAAAATACAGGTATTACTCAAGCTAATAAAGTTAATAATGCAATTTAAAATATTAATTGTTCCCCTGTTATTACATCGTATATACCAAACTTTTCGTCTTCTTTAATTATTTCATTTTGTATCAATATAATACGAGGTGATACTAAATATTTTTCTATTTCTTGACCATAGTAAAAGTTACCGTAAGGTCCCGCATATTTTAATATTTTTTTAATAACTGCATTATCTGTTATAAGATTACCAAGACCACTTTTTGATATTATAATGTAATCATAAGTAGATACAAACGATGACAAAAATTGTTGTTCTTCAGCCGGTGGAAATTTTATGTATTGGTTGTAATAAATAGTGTATTCTTGCTGCATAATTTTATAATCAACACTTATTATAGTGTCGCATACTTGTTCTTTGTATATATCGATATTATTGTGTTCTGATAACAATGTTAAAAATGTTTTTTGTTTTTTAAACGGGATATAAAATTTAGCGTAGCTATATGCGGATGTTATATTCCATACTACTGTATACCGTTTAGAATACAAATAACAAAATAATGAAACACATGCACTTATTCCAAATAGTGTTTTTAACATTTTATTTGTGTTATTATATTTTTAACAGTAAAATTTTGCTTTTAAAAATAATTGCAATAAATTATAATGAGTAAAGATCCTAATCTTACTGGATTTTCAAATTCACAACTTCGTAAATTGCATGGTAACGGTGAATACCAGCGACGATTAAAAGGTTTTAATAACACTGTTGATAAAACAGTAATGCAAAAACAGATGAAAGAACTAGATGCAAAAGAAAGATATAGATTAAAAATGAAAAGTATGCGTAACAATCGTTGTGGTTCTGATTATGAAGAGTTAAAAGAAGAAGTTAAAAATAAAGTAGAAGAAACAAAAGAAGAAAAATCTTTTTTGAAAACAAAAAGTGAAAATAAAAAACATTCTGAAAAAATGCGAAAATTAAATAAAAAATATGGAAACATTATTTTAAATGAATATACTGAATTAAAAAATAAAATAGATAATTTCAAAGAAGAACAAAAAAATAAAAAAGAAAAAACTTTTTTATCAGAAATTTACAAATGTATGGACGATCATTATGCCGATGTAAATAAAGTTAATTTGTATGAATGGCAACAATCACATCTTGGTATAAGTGTAGAAGAAGCTAATAAAGCAGTTCTTGGAGACATAGACGAAGACGAGCTTTCCGATCTTTCTGATTAACTTTTACTTTTAAACTTTTTATTATTTTTTTTTATATCTTTTTTAAAACGTTGTGCTAAAAATATTTTAACTTTTTTATCATCATATTTTTTTTTAAGCATAAAAAATACTATTAATATTATTAAAGCTGGTATAAAAATATTTATTATCATGTCACTAAGATTGTAACGTTCAAAAATACTTTTTCTACTATTTTCGATTATATAATTACTATGTAATGTAGAAAAATTTAATAGATCACTAAGTAGTGGCGAAGACATATATTTTCAAAAAAGATTTTAAAAAATGATAAATATTAATATATATATAAATGCAACGAGGAAATATCAGTTTGATTCTTGGACCTATGTTTAGTGGTAAAACATCCGAACTTTTTCGAAGAATACGTCGTGAACGTATAGCAAAGAAAAAATGTTTAATTGTAAAATATGCACATGATAATCGCTATTCCGATGAACAAGCATCTACACATGATCTTTTTAAAATGAATTGTATTTCTGTTGTATGTTTAAACGATATAAAAGATTGTCCTGAAATTGAAAACGTTGATGTTATTGGTATAGACGAAGGTCAATTTTTTAAAGACATTGTCGATACAGTATTATACTGGACAACGGAAAAAAATATTAATGTTATTATTTCTGGTCTCGATGGAAATTACAAAAGAGAACCTTTTGGGCATCTTTTGGAATTAATTCCTAGATGTACAAAACTAGATAAGTTATGTGCAGTATGTGTTGATTGTGGTAATGAAGCTCCATTTACTAAAAGAACATTATTGTCTGATGATGAAGTACTTATAGGTGGTTCCGAAATGTATGTTGCTTCGTGCATTAACTGTTATTTTAAAAATCAATAATTATTATAATGAATTACACTGGTGGTATAACAAAAGAAGAATTTATTCGTGTATTTGGTTCTCAAAATGCACACAAATATGTAAATCTACCAAAAACATCTACTTTTGTACCATTAAATATGGGTTCACCTATAAACAACAAATCACAATATGCTCTTAAAACAATACCTTATTCGTCACCAAATAAACGCAAACACATAAATAGTCGTACACTAAAAGCTATAAAGGAAAGGGAAAAAAATGGTATTGATAAAAGGGAAGACACAGCTACTTTAATTAAGCAAGAAATAATCGTATTATCTTCTTATTATACTTCGTTGTACTCTTTATTGGATAACATAATACTTTATTTGAATAATACACAAATATTATGCAATGTACTTGATAAAGATGCTTTTATGCAGTTAAAAAATAAAAATATTCATGGATTAATGTGTAACGAAGACGGCATAATTAACGAATATAATAATAAAAAATTAATAACACTAAATAATACAAGTAATATAAATAGTTATTATGAAAAAAAAATTGCTGTTTCCGTTATAAATGAAGAAGAACCTTGTTTTTTGAACAATGCAAGCCTTGGTAGTCTTCAAGAAATAAATAATTTTAAGTTATTTAAACAATATAAAAACTACAAAACAAAAGCACGGTTTTTATTAACAGCAAAATCACTTCATTATGACTTGTTAATACTAAATCCTTATTACAACAAAGGTCATTATTTAACATCAAGTGATATAGACTTCATGAAATACAAAGGTGGTAACAGGGTGTCTAAACGTCTTATATATGCGTATGTCAATATTTGTGCTTTAAATAGTGGTAGTAAATTTTTTGACTCCAACTTATTATTAGATAATCTAACTAAAATGGATAAAATGGATAAAATGGAAGAAGACGGAGTTTATGCAATAAAATTCTGGGAAAAATCTTGGGAAAATACACTCATAGGCAATAATGACGAAAATTTATTGTCTATGTTAATGAAAACAGGTTATGACGGTATTTATATTGATTTTTTAAATAAACATTGATTCGTATTTATTTGAAGTTTTTGTTCCTGTTATATTTACGTTTTGGGCACGGTCTATTTCTGGTACTGGATTAGACCCTTGGTCGCGCATATAACTCAAATAATTTTCTATGCCGCTTATTATTCTAGGTACAGTTTCGTGAATAACTGTTCTATTTAGCTCAATTACTTGTTTTTCTACATTTGTAGTATTTTTACTGTACTGCAAATAAATAGACCGCATTATAATCATAAGTTCATTTTCGTTTTGCTTTCCTATTTTGTATTTATTTTGTGAAAGACGGGCAACTTCCCTCATGAGTAAATATTGTAAATGATTTATATTCTTTGTACTAAAAAAATATTTTGACAATGGATTTAACTCTACAACACCCTTTAATATATCTGGCATAATACCGTCTTTGTTACCTTGACCATAAATAGAAAAGTCATTGTAGTGTTCACTAAATAAATTTTCGTTGTCACGTTGTTCCATAAAATTATTTGTTAAACTGCTATTAGCATTATCGAAATTGTTTAAAGATGCCATATGCCTATATAAAGACAACAGATAAAAAATAGCTATTTACTGAAGTATTTTCTTCCAATAAATGTCGTTATTTTTTTGCTTTGATGGGTTATCAAAAGAACTGTGGAATGGTAGATTAAGGTCTTTGCATATTTTTTCCCACAACTCGTCTTGGTATCTTAGTTTTTCTTCGCTTTTTAAAAGAGGAAAACAATTACATAGTTCTTCATCGTATTCCAGAATACGACATGATTTATTAAGAAAATAATTATACGAAAGAAAATTATTACGAGTTGTCTTACTGTGTTTTTCAAATGGTTCTTGTGACATCATAAATATTTTTCGTATATCGTCTTCCATTTTAGTTGTAAATGTTTTTGGTTTAACTCCATTTAACCTGTTTAAAATATGAGGAATATGTTCATAATATTTATTAAATCCTTTATCCGAATGTTTTTTTAAATAACCCCTTACCATAGATGGTGTAAGTTTCGAAAGATCTGTTTTACGTTCTTTGACAAGCTCGTATTTTATTATATCACATACTTCTTGTGGAATAATAGTATTTTCTTTTGCTTGAAATTGTACTAAACATTCATTTAAGTGATTCAATCGCTTATAAGCAAAGTAAGTATTTTCCAATGGAGGATCGTTATAAGTTGCTTTATCCGTGTCAATTAAAATATTAGATTGTAATCCACAATTAGGACATATCATTTTAGATTCATTACTGAGAAGTTGTAATTCTGTTTTACAATTAGAACAACTGTCTTCATTTATTTTAAGAGTATTTATATCAACAATACTGTTAATAGATGAAGTATAATCATTTAAAATAGTTTTCTTTTGACTTCTTTTGTAACGCTTAACAATTTTTGTCATATTGCTGTTTACATCTTCTTCGATGTCTTTTTCATTATTTGTATAATATCTAAAAAGATTGTCGCCAGTATCAAAAAAATAATCGTATTCTAGTTCATTGTTGCTATCTATCACATTTTTAAGTTCTTGTATTTCGCGTTTTAACTCGTATATCTTTTCGAAATCGTGTTCATTTTTTTCTTCGTTTTCAATAGACTCGTACTTAGTTAGTTCTTTTTCTAATTTTTTAATTTTATCATTGTTTTCAATGTTCACTTCTTTAAGCTTGTCAATATTTTCCATAATACAAACATTTATGGAGTCAAGTGTTTGTTTCTCCAATGGAATAATTCCGTATTTAGTTTTACTCATCTTATAATAAACTATTTTAAATTTTAACATAAAAAATGAACCGAAAATATAAATAATATTAAATGATTGAAAACCCAAACCAAGAAATAATTTTTATGACATTAGTAAGTTATATGTCAGAAACAACTGGGTTATATGCAGATAAATATTACAGCATTGAAAACCAAAACAAAAAAGACATAGTACCTATGACACAAAATGAAAATTACGACAAAGGTTTGATTATTTTAAAGTCTATTTTAGATAAAAAAGAAAATAAAATAGACGAATTAAAAGATTTTTTATTATCCATAAATAAAAATTTACATATAACAAATAAAAATTACGATTGTGATTTATGGTCAATAAAAAATTGCGATGAATTTTTTTGTTATTTAAGAAATAATTATTGCAAATAAACATTTTAATTATTGCAAATAATATAAGTCTTTGTTGTATTTTCTTTTTTCTAATGTTTCAATTGTTTCAAATAAATAAGGAGAACATTCTCTTATAATAAAGTTTTCTTTTTGTAACATAATTGATATAATACTTTCATCAAAACATTCTGAAATATTTTGACATAATTTTTGTTTTATAATAAGTCCATTGTAATTTACAATAGAAGAATTTTTACTTAATTCTGTTATATCTCTGAAACCAAATCTTCCTTCTGATATTCCATATGACTTCCAATGTTCTTCTATATTTTTTTTATTATTAAAAGATTTTTGTACATCTTCATAAATATTTTTATAAAATTCAGTATCAACATTTCTCATATTTATTGATGAATGATTATTTTTATTTCTATAAGAACCACGCGAAGATATTCTTGTATTTGGTTTTGATAAACCATAATTATTTGTGTTACCAACTAAAATTAAATCAGAATTATTGTAATTATTTGTATTAGATAAAATATTTATTTCATTTTTAAAATTTTTATTAATTAAACAATTTTCATGAAGTATAAATATTTTTTTGTAATCATTTTGAATACATGAATTTGATATTTCTATTAATGCTTTACTATTTAAAGAAAAATTTTCTGATTTTATAAATTCCATTTTATCAAGTTCAATTCCATATTTTGAATAATATGATTTTAAATTATTTAAATTTTTATTATAGTAAACAATATAATATTTTTCTATGTCATCATTATTAATAATTTCGTTTTTCATTATTAATTCTTTTTTATTTTTTTCATCTTGTTCTATTTTTTTAAGAACATCAAATGCATTTGTTCTAACATTATTAGTCTCTTTAATAGATGTTGTTGTTATTTTTTGGTTATTTAACAATTTTTGCATATTAGTTTCATTAATAATATAAATTTTTTCGTTTGATTTTAATAATGAAACTAGTTCATGAATAATAAAAGAATTTATTTCTTTTTCTGGTAAAGCAACAGTAGAAGCAGCGGAAGCAGCGGAAGCAGCGGAAGCAACATTGGAATCAATGGCG